ATAAATACGAAGACAACAAAAGAATGCAACCTATGACTAATTTAATATGGTCTTTCAGTAGCCTTAAAACGTTTGTGCAATGCCCTAGGAAATACTACCATATCAAAGTAGCCAAGGATGTTGAGAGTAGCGATAACGAGTACTCCATCTACGGCAAAGAGATGCACCTAGCGGCAGAAGAGTACATTCGTGATGGCATTGACTTGCCCCCTCGGTTTGAATATCTTAGATCATCGTTGGACATACTAAACAATATCGAAGGGGAAAAGCATTGCGAAGTAAAACTTGGTTTGACGAAAACCTTAGAATCATGCGAATTCGATGCTCCGAATGTTTGGTGGCATGGGGTGGCGGACTTAGTGATTATCAACAAGAAGACGGGGACTGCGTATTCTATCGATTACAAGACATCAAAGAATGCGAAATATGCGGACGTGAGTCAACTCGATTTAGTCGCCTGTGGTTTATTTGCGAAATTTCCGGAGGTGAAGGTTGTGAAGTCGGCACTCTTATTTGTAGTGTCGAAAGAATTTGTCAGGGCTCTCCATTTGGAAACTATGAAGGGCTCTTACATGGATAAGATCATGCCCCACATTGAAAGATTAGAAGGCGCATTTGAAAGCGGAGTTTGGAACCCAAGACAAAGCGGATTATGCGGTTGGTGCCCAGTAACAACATGCGAACATTATGTAAAGAGGAGACAGTAATGCCATACGTCAACAAACCTAGACCTTACAAAAAAGAATATCAACAACAAGTTGAGCGTGGTGAACACGAAACTCGAATGGAACGTCAGCGTGCCCGCAATGAGATGGACAAAAAGGGCGTAGACCGCAAGGGTAAAGACATCGACCATACGATACCACTATCAAAGGGTGGTACAAATGCGCCGAGCAACTTAAAGTTAAAGACCCCAAGCGCCAACCGATCTTTCAGTAGAAACAGCGATCATACTGTTAAAAAGAATACGCCCAAAAAATGAGCTTAGCAGAATACAGTTGGCCACGACCACACGGATATAGCCCCTTTGCGCATCAAGTTAAAACTGCAGAATTCTTAACTAAGCACAAGAAGGCATTTTGTTTTAATGAACAGGGTACAGGTAAAACTGCGTCCGTCATTTGGGCAACCGACTACCTCATGACTAGGGGTATCATAAGTCGTGTATTGATTGTGTGCCCGTTGTCTGTGATGAAAGCGGCTTGGCAAGAAGACCTATTTAAATTTGCTCTGCATCGCAGAGTAGACATAGCTCATGGTAGCGCGGCTAAGCGTAGAGAAGTTATTAGGGGTAATGCCGAGTACGTCATTATTAATTTTGATGGCGTTGAGATTGTTAAAAACGATATCCTCAATAATGAGTTTGATTTAATTGTGGTGGATGAAGCGTCGGCTTATAAGAATGCGCAGACGAATCGTTGGAAGGTCATGCGGGATTTGTGCAAACAAATAAATGGGTTGTGGATGTTGACTGGGACGCCAGCCGCCCAAAGTCCTGCGGATGCTTACGGATTAGCAAAGCTAGTCAACCCAGCTGGCATACCAATGTTTTTTACGCAGTTTAAAGATAGCGTGATGACAAAGATCACAGAGTTTAGATGGGTTCCAAAACCTAACGCTGATCAAATTGTGCACAAGGTTCTTCAGCCAGCAATCCGATTTGAAAAAGCTCAGTGTCTGGATCTACCACCGCTTACATATACTGAACGAGATGCACCACTAACGCCGCAGCAGGTAGCTTACTACAAGAAACTTAAGAGTCAGATGCTTATCGAAGCAGCCGGTGAAGAAGTCAGTGCCGTCAATGCGGCTTCAAAGTTGACTAAATTACTCCAAATTTCATGTGGTTCTGTGTACACAGACAAGGGCGAAGTTGTTGATTTTGATGCGTCAAGCCGATTAAAAGTTGTCAAAGAAGTCATTGAAGAATCATGCAATAAAGTATTAATTTTTGTGCCATTCACACATACGATTGATTTATTGGCAAGGCATTTAAATAAAAACAACATAACCAACGACACAATTAATGGTGCAGTTAGTGCTAATCGGCGAGCTGAAATTGTAAAAACTTTTCAAACACAAGCAGAACCTAAAGTATTAATCATACAACCGCAAGCCGCCTCCCACGGACTAACCCTAACCGCCGCAGATACTATAATTTGGTATGCTCCGTGCACCAGCGTTGAAACGTATCTCCAAGCAAACGCAAGGATTGATAGGCCCGGGCAAAAGAATTCTATGACTATAGTACACATAAGAGGCAGTGCAGTTGAGAAACGTTTATACGAAATGCTACGCAATAATATTACGAACCACTCAAAAATAATTGAGTTATATAAGCAAGAATTATCAGAAGATAACTTGACATTGTCAAACTCTGACATATAATACAAAGCCCAACAACAAAAGGAACTGACTATGGACTTACAGGTTCAGGAAGAAAAACCCTCCGTCGATACGCTAACCCAAACGTATATTCGTATGCGTGATAAACGTGCGATCATCAAACAGGAGTGGGAAGACAGAGACCATGCAATTGCAACTCAGATGCAGATGATCGAAGAAGCATTGCTAGACCTCTGCAAAGAGCTTAATGCTAATAGTATTTCAACAAATCATGGCACAGTTGTGCGTTCGGTTAAAACACGGTACTGGACAAACGATTGGGATTCAATGTATCAATTCATTCGTGATAACGATGCGTTTGCCTTGCTAGAGAAAAGACTTCATCAAACACACATGAAAGAATTTCTTGAAGAGAATCCGGATGTTCTCCCAATGGGACTCAACACTGAGAACCAGTATACCGTGGTTGTTAGACGTAAAAAGGAAATTTAAAAATGAGCAATATTGCGTTGTTAGATCAAGCGTTACCTGACTTTCTGCAAACTGCAGGGGTTAGTGCATTAACTAAAGCTTTGGCTGGAAAAACTGGAGCCAAACGTATCGTACCAAAAAACGGAATCTTTCGTAAGATGGTCGGCATGGAAGAGATGGGTAAAGTCAAGGGCAACCTTAACGTTATCGTTGTTAATGCCTCACCAAAAGTAGGCCGCATTTTCTACTCACAAGCATGGACTCCTGATTCAGAGCCAACTGCGCCTGATTGTTTCTCCAATGATGGACAAGCCCCCGACAAGGGTTCAGTTAAACCACAAGCAGATCGTTGCGATTCTTGCCCTAATAACATCAAGGGTTCAGGACAAGGGACATCTAAAGCATGTAGGTACTCACGACGTATTGCATTAGTACTAGAAGAAGACTTTGGTACTTCGCTAGAAGGTGAAGTTTATCAAATGAACTTAGCCTCTAAATCTCTTTTCGGAGAGAACGTCGGCGATAACAGTTTCACATTTGAGAACTACACAAAATACTTGGCCAACAATGGCAAGGGTATTGACTACGTTGTGACTGCATTGAGCTTTAACGAAGACAATGATAACCAATCTGTTTTGTTTACACCCGCACGATTCATCAACAAAGAAGAGTTTGCGGTAACAAGTAAGCTCGCCGACTCACCCGAGTTGCACAAGATGGTTGTGATGACTCCTTACGAAGCACAGCAAAGCACTACGAAAGTATTGCCAAAGCCGACGCCGAAACAAGAAGTTGTTGAAGAACCTAAAAAGCGTGAGAGTAAGAAAGCCGATACCCCAGTTGCTAAAAAAGACCTTGACGACGTGCTAAAAGCATGGAGTGAGGAAGACTGATGAGTTACGGTTATAGTCAACGCTTAGTATTTGCTAATCAAAAAGCAGACGTTAATTCGTTGGGTGTAGCCCTAGGCCGACTATGTATTGAACGAAACATCCCAGTTAACGAAGTTGCTGAGAACCTAGGCGTGAGTCGTGCTACGATTTACAATTGGTTTTGGGGGGCAAGCGCCCCTTCTAAGCAACACAGTGAGCTGATTGTTTCGTTCATGCGTCAACACAAAAAGCGGAACTAAACAATGCTCGATCTACTAGATGCTGTTTTACCGGCAGAGGGTAGGTACTGCGTGTTTGGCTTGGGTAAATATCCAGACCAAAGGTTTTGCAACACACGTGCTGAAGTTGATTTAATCGCCCAAGAATTGGTGCTTAACAAAGTTAATGTGTTCTATGGTTGTGCTAAGTATGGTGATCTTAATAATAGAACCCATGCGAATGCCAAGTACTTTAGAGCCCTTTGGATTGACATTGATTGCGGCGAAGCAAAAGCGGCTGAAGGCAAAGGGTACGCAACACAAGCAATTGGTTTACAAGAGTTTAAGAAGTTTTGCAAGACGACGAGCTTACCCCCACCATTAATTGTTGACTCTGGTTACGGTATACATGCGTACTGGTTACTAGAAGAAACGATTGGTAAAAACGATTGGGAAGCGCTAGCCAACAGGTTGCACGAGCTATGCAAAGAAAACGAACTCATTGTTGACCCTGCTGTTTTTGAAGCATCCCGAGTACTAAGAATCCCCGGAACTTTTAACTTCAAAGGTGAAGAGCCTGTCGAGGTTAGACTAATCAACGAAGTTTCTAAGCGTACGCCCTACGCAGAAATTAAAGAACTACTCGGCGCTCCCGAGCCCGTGCAAGACAAGCCTGACTTCATACCTAGGTCGATGAGTCCTTTGATGATGTCGCTTATGTCTAACAAGATTAAACGCTTCAAGACAATTATGGTTAAGTCGGTAGAGGGTACTGGATGTGCCCAGCTACTGCACTGCTATAAGAATCAAACGGAGATTGAAGAACCTTTATGGCGCAGCGCTTTATCTATTGCATCTTTTTGCGTAGACAGAGACAAAGCCATACACATGTTATCAAAGGATCATGACGAGTACGACTACGCCGAGACCGAGAAGAAGTCTAACTATCTTATTAAGATGGGCGCACCGCACCATTGCACCACGTTTGATAAACTCAACAAGGGCTTTTGTGATGGTTGCGTAAACCAAGGAAAGATTAAATCCCCAATCAGCCTAGGGGAGGAGATTGCGGAAGCGGACGACGAGGACAACACTGTCGTAGCCGAGGATGACGAAGGAACTGTAGAGACGCATCAGATACCCGAGTATCCGTTTCCGTTTTTTCGTGGGAAGAATGGCGGGGTTTACCGAAGAGATGAGGACGAAGGTGACGCAGAACAAGTTTACGAGCATGACATCTATGTGATTAAAAGGTTGGTTGATCCGAATGCGGGCGAGGTGGCGTTGATAAAACTGCACCTACCCAAAGATGGGGTGAAGGAATTTGTTGTGCCGTTGACTTCAATCACGGTTAAAGAAGAACTAAGAAAAACGTTAGCGCATTATGGAGTTGCGTTATTTACCAAGCAATTGGACTTAATGTATGTGTACATAATGACGTTTATTAAAAACATGCAAGTAGAAAGAAAGGCAGACATTATGAGAACACAATTTGGTTGGGCAGATAACGATAGTAAGTTTATTATCGGCGAACGAGAAATTACAAAAGACGGAGTATTTTACAGCCCCCCATCAACGTCTACAAAAGGTATTGTGGAACACCTACACGCTAAAGGGACGTTTGAGAAGTGGAAAGAAGTATTTAATATGTACGGCCGACCCGGTCTCGAAGGCCATGCGTTTGCGGCGTTAACGGCATTTGGTAGTCCGTTATTAAAGTTTACGGGTATGAGCGGGGCTATTATTAATTTGATCCACGAGAAGTCTGGATCGGGCAAGTCAACGGCTTTGTTTATGTGTAACAGCGTATACGGACATCCAGTGCAGCTGTCAGCCCAGTGGAAAGATACGCCACAATCTAAGATGCACCGACTCGGCGTAATGAATAACTTGTCAAACACGATTGATGAGATTACAAACACATCGCCGATGGAGTTCTCTGACCTTGCGTATGGTATTTCACAAGGGCGTGGCAAAGACAAGATGAAGTCTCAGACCAATGAGATGCGTGTTAACAATACGTCGTGGAATAACATGACCCTGTCTTCTGCCAATGCTAGCTTCTATCAAAAGCTAGGTGCGGCTAAAAATTCCCCCGATGGCGAGTCGATGCGCTTGATTGAGTACAAAATTTCACCAAACAACATCATTGATGTTCAAGTCGGCAAGGAAATGTTTGACCACCAACTACGGGAAAATTATGGCCATGCGGGTGAAATCTACGCTACTTGGCTTGTAAATAACTTAGAAGAAGCAAAAGACTTGGTGCGCCAAATCCAAGCCCGCATTGACAAGGAAGTTAAGTTTACCGCACGTGAGCGGTTTTGGTCGGCAGTATGTGCCTGTAATATAGCAGGGGGTTTGATTGCAAAGAGCTTAAAACTCCACGACTACGACATGAAGCTTGTGTATAAATGGTTGGTTAAGATGCTCGGTGAAATGCGTGAAGACGTGAAACCTCCAGTCGATGCACCTTTTACAGTATTGGGAGACTACTTGAACGCCCATACAATGAATACTTTAGTTGTAAATGGTGAAGTGGATTCGAGGAGTGGGCTTAACGCCGCACCTATACTGGAGCCTAGGAATGAATTGCTAATACGCTACGAGCCGGACACCAAGCATTTGTATATAGCCGCAACACCGTTTAAAAACTACTGTGTAAAAATACAAATCAACCATAAAGAGTTGCTTAATAAATTGAAAGAGACTGGAGTATATAAAGAAACAGTTAATAAACGCATGGCAAAGGGTATGAAAGTTGTATCTCCCGCAGTGCGCGTGTTAATGTTTGATGCTTCGACAAGCGAGTTCTTACAGATTGAGCCCCATGAAAATAGAGACAGTGAGTTACCAGATCAATTGGAAGAAGTTTAGAAAAGGTACTTCTTTTTTTGTACCCTGTATCGACCACAAAGCGGCACGGGAAGCATTAAACGTGGTTACAAAACGGCTAAAAATCGACACGATATCCAAATGTGTCGTTGAAGAGAACATAAAAGGGTTGCGGATTTGGAGAGTTTAATATACAATCCACCCTGAAAGTTAGTTCCTTTCTTTGCAATTTATCCCCGCCTGTGTGCGGGGTTTTTTTATTTGCCGTAAGCTTTTTGCAAAGTCTCTACGTTGTGCTCTGCAACAGGTAGCCCAATACGTGCTGTCTTTTCAGTTAAATTAACGCCACCAAACGTTTCAGCAATACCCCGTTTTTCGTAAGAAGCATCTATTGCTTTCTGAACTTCTTCGTCATCAAACGCATTTTCAGGATGCTTTACGTTGAAATCCGCCATTTTATCTATCATACCAATGAATATTTGATCAAAGCGTTCTTGTTTTTCGGGGGATAAAGCGGGATCATTTGCTTTACGAAATGCGTCAATAAGTTTTTTCTGTATGCTAGCTTTTTCTGTAAGGATTTGTTTAGTTACGGCAGCTTCTTTAAATGCTTTTGTTTGTGTATCTGCAATCGCAGCGGGAGCATAGCCTATTGCTTTGCCGATTATCTCTTTGGTTGGCACATTTTTAGCCTCAACCATTTGTGCGCCTTGGTAATCCTGGTATCCTTCTTTTGCGTATCTGTGCGCAGCTATAAGGTTTCCTATGGATCCGGGTACAAGTTTTTCAATACCTTGTTCGTAGTCGCCGTCGGCTAACAGCTGTATACCTTGCATAGCAGACAGAGCCATATTAGCTGCAGGGCCCCCAAGTAATAGCCCTATGTTAGCAATAGATTCCTTAATTGTATGGCCCGGTGCAGGATCACGGAACCACATATCGTTTAAAGATAGCCGACTAGATACGTCGAGACCAGTAATTCTATTAAGCACCCCAGTTTCAACCAGTCGGCTTAATTCATTAAGGCCCATATTGCCCAACATTTCCGGTAAATACTCGGTGCGCCACCATGTCTCGTAATCAAGACTCTTCATATCTTCGGGTGCATCAGGGTCTTGACCCCATTTTTTCCACGCTAAACCGAGCATACTCATAACCAAACTAAACGCTGGCAACGCTACCACACCACCAAGAAGCAAGTGAGTGCCCATTACACCAAAGAATTTAATAGCAGCTTGTTTTTTACCTTCCTTAAAGAGAGGCAACATTTTAAAGAAATTGGTTATTAAAAGTTTAGTTGTAATCAACGGGAAAAACTTATACATGGTTACAATTTTTCCTGTACCACCACGCATAATCATTGGTTTGTTATCTGGATCGTAATTACCAAATGCTTCGTTAGTATCTCTTGTTGCTTGGTCGGCTGCAGCTTGATAATTTTCTTCGGTAAGTGGTTTACCGTCCATAGCCATTTCAAATGAAGATAAATAAATAACTTCACGGGACAATCTTTCCATGTGGTGCATCAACCCACCGAGTATCAAAGTACCTGCAACATCTTTTGCTGTTTGGACGGCTTTACTACTTACTTTAGAATATGGTTTTTTAGCTTGACTGTAGACTTCGTTTTCTAAAGTATTGGTAGTGACACCACGTTCTTTCATTTCACGAACAGCTCTGCGTTTCATGGGGCTTAACCCTTTAGCAAATTCAATGCTGGGCGCATGATATCTTGTGCTTCCATCGGGCATTGTTTCTACTACGCCGTATTGATTTAATAGCGCTAAATTTTTTAACAATGTTGCAGTGCCTTTAGCAGCCCCATGTGATGCAAGAATAGGCCACCCTTTGAGGAAAATATCCATAGGTTGCATTAACGCAGAAGACCAGCTTGTTAGATATCTTAAGAACGCTAATTTAGCAATACCTCCAGCAACTTTATCCCAAGCATTTGTAGCATCTGTTTTCTGCGTCGGTTGAATAGATTCATTAACAAACTCAGTCATGCGTTTAACAATAGGCGTTAAATCTTCTTGACCCTCAAGCGCACGCTGAGCAGCTT